CTGGTCATGGTCGCGGACGCCGGCCTGATACCGTTCCACAAACGTCCGCGTGTGCCCGCCCGGCAGCGCGGCATGGAGATGGAACGACCACGGGGCGCCGAACCCGTAGTCGACGCTGCCGTAGAGCAGGGTGCCCGGCTCCGGCTTCCACGTCCGGTTCGGGATCTCGTGCCACGGGAGGATCGTGTTCTCCTGGACGCCCGCCGCCAACAGGAGTGTATCGGTCGGTTGCACCCGTCGCCGCGCCATCCAAGACGCCCCGCAAATCATCGACTCGTTAGCGTCCCAATCCCCCTCGGCGAGCTGCTTCGCCTTATCGCCTCCGAGTGCCCAGATCTTCGCGAGGTAGAACGGGTCGGCCGCCTGGAGCGCCAGGTTGTCGTGGAACCACGCCGGAATGAACTGCCGCGTCGGGATGTGCTCGGGCGGCGTCGGGTCGTCCGCGCGCGGCAGCGGACGCCAGACCTCGAAGGGTTGTGGCGGCGGGCGATGTCCGAGCTCTTCGGTCGTCGGGCGGATAAACCAGCGCTTGTGCCAGCCGTGGCCCACGTTGCCCGGATTGCTCGTCAACCGGATGACTTTGAGCGCCCCCGGAATCGGCGAGCGCACGCGCCCGATCAGGTATTTGACCTGATACTCACTGAAGTGCGTCGACTCGTCGATGAACAGGCCGATGATCTGGAAGGACTGGTAACGATAGACATCGCTCTCCCGCTCGCAGTAGCACAGCCAGATCTCCGCCCCGTTCCAGAAGGTCAGCACCATGTCGGTGCTGTTGAACTTCGCGAACACGCGCCCGTTCGGCCCCCGGATCGTCTTGTCGCCCGCGTGCGTCAAGAGCAGGAGCCGGCCGACGAGCTCGAGCTTCAGTTCTTTCAGCGTGCGGCGGAAGATAGCGACCTTCGCGCCGGGATACGTCAGGCACAGGGTCGTCGCCTCGACAATGTCGTATTCGCTCTTGCCCCCGCCGACCGCCCCGCCGTAGAAGAGGATCTCGGCCGTCGAGGTGTGAGCGAGGATTTGCTTCGGCTGGGGCGCGCAGCGACTCCCCGGAGCATTCCCGCCACGCGGTTGCGACTCAGGCGGCGAGCAGGGCGGGGTATGGGGGCAGCCGCCGGTCGGATGGAGGTAGCCGAACGTGAACCGATAGGCATCGCTGAGCGCGCGGTGCCGTTCCTCCCCGCGCCGCGCCCGCGCGAGGCGCCCGTTCACCGCCGGTCTCGAGACCAGTCCTCGTACGCGCCCGTCGAGGTGGAGCGCGGCCTGATGATCTGGCCGTCGAGGTCGAGGAAGATCGGGCCTGGCATCCGGGTCTGCTCGTAGTGAATCGCCGCCAGGATCACTGCCTGCCGCAACTCCGAGGGCGTGTAAGTCGCCTCCCGAATCTGAATCTCCAGTAAGTCCACCATCTGGCGGAAGACGGGATCATGCTGGTAGCGCTCGTCAGGTGTCATCATTCGCGAGTCTCCACACGCTGGACGATCGAGCCTTTCATTAACGATTCCACTCATGAGCGTCCCAACGCGATCGTCGGAATATCGGGGAGCCCTGGCGCGGGCTTCGTCGGCGTCGGCGTTCCGAGCTGCGGGGCGGAGACCGGTTGCGGGCGCGGCACGAGGAACGTGAACTGCGGGGCCAACATCCCCGGCGGGGGCGCGTCGGGGTCGAACACGACCGCGGGCGCCTCACCGGAATACACCGCGTAGAACTTCGCGTGATCGATCGAACCCTTCAGCCCCAGCCGGAGCGCCCGCACGAGTAATCGCGCGAGGCCGCCACGATGACCGACCGTGCAGACGCCGGTCAACCACACGCAGAACCGGTCGCTGCGCCGCCACTTGCTGATGTGCGTCGGGTCGACGGGCACCTTGGGGGCGAGCGCCACATCGCTCAGAGGCTGCCCTTCGATGACGGCTTCGAGGTACTGGCGCGCGTAACTCAGTTGCTTCGGCGTCGGCTGGAAGCCTTGGTCTTTCCTGGCCTTACGCGGCGTCCGGTCGGGATGCCCGTTCGGTCGCCGCCTTCGCCCCGCGGACGATGGCGTCACAGGTGGCTTCGATGCCGACGACGACGGGGCCGTAGCGCTCGAGTTCGCGGTCGAAGACTTCACAGTCATGGGGCACCAACTTGAGGAACGGCTTGCCTTCAGCGTCGAGTTTCGGCACGCCGTATTCGTCCTCGCGCATCTGCACGTGACAAAGCTCGTGGTAGACGAGCCGCTCGCGCCGTTCGGGGTCCAGCGTCGACCAGAGGGCGCGGTCGACGAGCACGAGATAGTCCGGGTCGTGCCAGTCGTGCAGGTCCGCGCACAATCCGGCGACGAGGAAGCTGAACAGATGCCGCAACGGCCCTTGGACCGTCGGGAGCGCGATGATGGCGGCTTTGACCCCGCCGTGCAGATGGAGCTCCCGCTCGGAAAACAGCACCGCGAGGCTTACGCCCTGGAGATGGGCGAGGTCGTCGCAGCTCAACACCAAGCGCGCGGCAATAGCTTGCGGCTCCGGCGCGAGGCGGAAGCTATCGGGCAAGTGTTGCACCATCAGCAGTATGCGCCGGGCGTTGCGGCAAGGTCAATCGGGAGTTGCGGTGAGTGTTCCACGTGGAACGTCCGACTCAGCCGCGCGTGAGATAGTCCGCGATGAATTGGAGGAGCGTCGCGCGGACGCTCTGACCGTTGGCTTTGACCTTGTCCCGGAAGGCACGCCAGAGGGGCTTGGGAATGTCCGACAGGAGGTACTTGGCGCCGGTGCCGCTGCCTCCTGCCGGGGTGAACGCGGTGGAATAGCCGCCCGTCTTGAAGTACTTACGCCGCTGCGCTTTCTTCGCCATCGCCCAAGTCTACGCGACCGCGGCCGGAGCGCCCATGTTCGCCCGGATAATCGCCGCCGCGAGGTGGGGAGGCACCGAATTGCCGACGAGGCGCGTCTGCGTCCCCTTCGTGAACCGCCGCGTCAGTCCGTCCGATCGTCCCCGGTCGATGACATAGGACCGCGGGAAGCCCTGTAAGAGAAACAGCTCGCGCGGCGTGAGCATCCGCATCCCGATGTCCACGAGCACGTAGTCTTCGCCCGCAACAGTGACGATGACGAGCCCGATGCGGTCCTTGGTCGTAATCGTGTCGGCGGGCTTCTTGAGGGAGCGGGCCACGCCCGTCCCGAAGAACTTGACGAGGAATGCGCGGACCTCGGCGATGTGCGTCCCGCCGGCCGTGAGGGTCGGCGCGGGCTCGCGGACGTCCTGGGTCGTATGGACGTGATCCAATAGGCCGCCGCGAAGCTTCACGAGACTCGACGTCACGAGCGCTTTGTTCTCGCGACAGACGATGGTGTCGGCCGGACACGTCAGGCGTTGACCGGTCGCTTCATGGCCGCCGTTGTGCTTCGCCAGGAACGCCGCGACCAGTCCGTACCGGTTCGACGTGTCGAGCGTGGTGATGGGACCCAGTAAGTCCTGCGCGCGATCGCTGCCGAAGGTCGTCGCGTGATGGTATTTGATGAGGCTGGCGGCGACGAGCGCGCCCTGGCTGCCTTCAGCCGTGATCGTGTTGAAGGGCTGGCGGATATCGTAGACCCGCGGCGCCTGTTCCCCATGCCGGCCGTGGCGCTCGCCGTTGCGCGTGTTAATGAGCGTGGGCGAGACAAGCGCGAACTCGCCGCGCGCTGAGCACGTCAACGTCCGGATCGGTTCATGGATTGAGTGGACTCGGTCATCCCCCTGATGCAAGACCGGGATGATGAACGGATCGGTCGTCTCGAGGACGTATCGCTGGACCCCCCGCGCGACACGCCGGAGCGTCGCCTCGGCGAGCGGGCGCTTCGGCGAGGGCACGCCGCGCGCACGTCCCCACTCCCGCGCTTCGGCCGCGGTGAGGAAGATCGACGGCACCGCGAGGCTGAAATCAATACACTCGGCGGCGGTCCGAAACGCCAAGCGGCGCGTTGGGCCGTGCGTCTCTTCCGGCCACACAATCGGCCGACCATCGCAGCGCGCGATCATCACCATCCGTTGACGGGACGTCGGCGCCCCGTAGTGGGAGGCCCGGAGCTTCCGCCATTCGATCCGGTCGTAGCCGGCCCGCTTCAGCCGGCTGACCAGTCGACGCCAGTAGCTGCCGCGACGCGCCGGGTCCGGGCGGAACGCGCCCGGCCCGACCTCGATGAGCGGCCCCCACTGCTCCATCTCTTCGACGTTCTCCATGAACAGAATGCGCGGCTTCGCGACCGTGCTTTCCGCCCAGCGGACCATCACCCACGCGAGCCCGCGGATGCGTAGCGCCTTCTTCTTGTCGCGGAAGGGCACACCCCCTTTGGCCTTGCTGTGGTACGTGCAGTCGGGCGAGAACCACGCGAACCCGAACCGGCGCCCATTGGCGACCGTGTCCGGGTCGTAGTGAAAGACGTCCCCTTTCAAGTGCCGCGTGGTGGGATGGTTCTGCTCGTGCATCGCCAGCGCGTCGGCATCATGGTTGATCGCGATATCCGGCGACCGGCCGAGCGCCATCTCGATCCCGGTCGACGTTCCGCCGCCGCCGGCGAACAGATCGGCGTAGACTTCGTCGTCATACAGCCGAATCACCGGCG